ATAAAAAGAGAGGGTCTGAGCTGACCAGGTTTCGTCCGAGGTGCAGAGATGATGAAAAACTAAATTTTTAGAAACTTAAATGTCTACAATTACCGAAATTAAAAAATTGTTTCTAGAAGCAATGAAAGAAATAGAAGAACATGAGTTAGACAAAATGGAAATAGAACAAATTAAAATTCTAAAAAAGAAATGGGAGAAACCAAACAAGTTAACTCTAGACGATCTATTTCAATTAAAACATATTCATGCTCATTTGAATGGTAGATTCCTAAAAGAAGAACAATACCCACGTTATTACGAATATATTTTAAATTGTTTAGGATTCAGAAATCGTATACATGTTGATGTTTTACGTAAAAGTCTAGGAATTTAGAAATTACTAAATTTCGTCCGTTTTTATAAAATTTAATTCGTAATAAAAAGAACAATGGAAATTCCAAACAGCGAAGATTTCTCAATCCCAAGCGATACGCTTTCAGACCTGAATGATTTCTTACCTGATGATATAATTACTTCAACTGCTGAAAAAGATGAAGGTAATGAATTTATAACTTTCTATCAAAGTTTTAAAACCTATTTTTCTCTCGAAACGAAATACACAAAATATAAGAAGGCTTACAAAAACTATTCATGTATTTATAAGAATGGACAATTCAATATTTCTTATAAAATCAAAGATAAGAATTATTATGTTAAGTTTAACATGGCAACAATTAAATCATGTAAAAACAAACAGACCATGTTCATGAAATTTTTTAAATTTAACAAGGAGGCAAAGGAGAAGGAGCAGGCTTTTGAAAAGAAACCAGACATCTTATATTATGAAATGCAATTCTATTTATTCCGTGCTGTCCTTGCTAAGTATCTATTTGATGTTTATGTTAATGAAGATATCGAAGTTTTAACTATTAATATGAATTTACTTACATTATTAGAAGATGAATATTTCGTTGAATTAATTAAAAAGATGGAAGTAGATAACAAACAAAACTTTTACGGTCTAATATAAACTCTTTATTTAAAAATGAAGATTTAGTAATTTTTTATAAAATATTTTAAGCCTAAATGGCTGCTTTATGTTATATGAATAGTAACAGTTCTCTTAGAGATTTTGGAAAAATAAAAATTTGTCCTACATGTAACAATTCCTTTAATTCCAATTCTTCTTATTGTCAAACTTGTATGAAAAAATATAGAGAAAAAAGAGTTAATGAAAAAGAAATTTGTGAATGTGGATCAACTTATAATATATATACTAAAGTCAAACATCTAAATTCAAAGAAACATAAAATAATTATACTTTGTAAAGAAAATAATATTGATTATACAAAATTATAAATTTCATCAATTCTTACTAAATTTTATTTATTTAAATTAATTATGAATCAAGACGATTTCGATACTTATTCCGAAACTGACGAGTTGTTCCCAGATGATATTGAAAATGATGATCTCGAATTTCTAATAGATTTAGTAGATCCTGATTTCATTTTTCCTGATGATGACTTAACAGTTAATGAAAGTGAGATCCTTTCTAATGACTTATTACCTAATCTTTTTGATGAAACAAGAGAAGCAATAATATCTAACACTCAAAATCAATCAATCTCCTTCAAGTTTGTAAAATCATCTCAAACATGTAATAACGAAATAGAAGAATACTTTAACAACCCTTTTATTAAATCTTTACTTTTTATTCAATATACTAATAAGAGTGAAAGACAAATCAGAAATTGGATAAAGAATAAACAATTAACTGTAATCCATAATAGTCAGGATATAAGACCATTAGCTAACTCATGGGATGAGAGAATCGGACTATTAACAATGAGAAGTCAGCTTGATAAGATAAGAGTCAGTCCAATGATTACTAAAAAGAATATAAGAGGAGGATTTGAATTAAACATTAACTTTTCTCATTACATAATCCCAGAAAATAGAAATCAATTATTAAATTTCTATGGTGCTAAACTTCAATATCTTTTAGACATGTTTGTTAGGTCCGAACGAACTATTGCTGAAAAGTTTAGAAAGCGATTAATTGATCATATCAACAAAGTACCTAACGATAATAATGTATTTGTTATGATGTATACTTACTCAAGCAATAGTATGAGAACTAGATCTGTTCTTAGTTTTTCATATACTCAAAGAGAACAATTAATTTCATTAATCAATTCACTTTATTCTGAAGTTGAAGAAACAAATTATATTAATAGTGATGCTTATGCTCCTATAATAGGACAGAAGGTTATAGACATCTCAATAATTGACTATCGAGAAAGAAAACAAACAAGAGTTAATAACTCAGGAGCATTTTTTAACTATTATTACAATGATACTCATCCTTTAATTAAACAATTACTAAGAGAATCTCAAATCTTTTCTAAAACAGAATTAAATAATCCTACCATCGTTCAAGAAATTGCTATGCATTGTTTAGAATCCTGTATAAGATATTATATTAAAGATGAAAAAATTATCTATCGAGTGAAATGTGAATTAGCTAAGAATCCTAATAATTTTATTCAAAAGAATATTTTCAAAAAACTAACTAACATTATAAATGAAGATATAGTTCTTGTAGAATATGATAATGATAATAAAAAGATTTCCACTATATTTAGTCAAGGAAAATCATTAGCGAATCAAAATTTAAAAAATATAAATGATATAAGAATTAAGATCGCATTATTTCAAAACCATTATTTTCCTTATACGAATAAAATAAACATTCATAATAGATCTATCGATGCTTATTATTCCACGAATTGGAAAGACTTCGCTACGAAGTATGATTCCGTTCTAGGTAAAATAACAGCAATAGAATGGGAATCAAAAGCTAAAATTAAAAAGATCTATTGTAGAGATGAACCTAATGCTTACAACTTAGACATCATAAAAAGATTATTTACTCTAAAGTTCTTTAATCAAATTAACGATAAAAATAGAAATGAGATCTTGAAAGAAAAAGAAATTAATAAAATTTCATTTCAACAAGAAAGAGAAAATAAATCAGACATCTATTTGTATGAACATGATAGACATGGAACGAAGGTCTTACCTAAGAACATTCTCCTTTCAACTTCTAAAACTTTTAAAAGAAATGAGAAAGAGATTAATGTGACTTTCAATAAATGGATAAAAGAACTAGTTCCAAAAGAATCTAACGAAGAAAGAGAAAAGATTTTTAAAAATTTAATTAATTCGATTAAACTTCCTATTGATAGTGAAGATACAATTAATTACTTACCTAACAATGAAAAGAAAAATGTAAAATATATTGTTGCTGCAGATACCGAGACAATTAAAATTGCTAAAAGGAATAAAGATTATAACTCTGTCTTTATGAGCGGTTTCACTCTTCTACCTTTCGAGAGAATTCGAGATTCAATTGAAAAGAATGTAGAAATCAAAGTGGATGATCTAACGATTTATGAACAGCGTGGCTTATGTGATGAAATATTAATTGATCTTACAAAGATGAAAATATTCTTACAAGAGAAAATCTTATTAACTGATGAAGAAAATCAAATTGATGATGATGAAGAAGATAATGAAGTAGATTCTATTATTCCTGGCAATTCTTATAAAATAATTATGAATGAAACTAAAGAGATATTCTATGGAATAGCAACTAAAGAAGGTAAGCTGTTTCAAAATGATAATTGTATTGATATCTTTTTTAGAAATCTAAGTCGTGTTACAATTCCTAAATCTCTAATCTATGTTTACTTTCATAATTTAAAGTTCGATCTATCTGTTTTATTACAATCTCCTAACGTTGTAATCGCTAGCGGAGTTAGGAAGGATACTTCATTCTATTCGATGAATATCAAGTATAATGGAAGAACTTTTAAATTCCTAGATTCATATAAAATAATTCCTAAACCTCTATCATCATTTGGTAAAGCATTTAATCTAGAAGTTGAGAAAGATGTTTTACCTTATACTTTATACACAAAAGACTTTGTTAAAAGAGAAGTGATTCCAATTAATGAGATAAAAGAGAGATTTGAAAGTAAAAAGTCTAAGAAATTAGATAAATTATCATTCAATGATTATTTCAATTATTTGAATGAAAAGAAAATTCCTAATGTGTTACTTAATGTGAACAAGCAACCAGTTAATAATGAAGAAGAAGTGAAATACATAAATATTTTAAATCACTCATCATATTATATGCAAAAAGATATTAAAGTTTTATTCTTAGGAATTGTAAAGTTTGCTAAAATGGTAAGTGAAATGAAATACAATGCTATTAACTCAGAACTCAATCCTTATAATCTTATAAAGAAGATAGTAGGAAATAAAGCAGATAAGAAAAGAGTTCTTACTTTTAGTAATATAGTAGCTAAGTATTTAGGAATTAATAGAGAAAGATCTTTGAATCTCTTTAATTATTTAACAACCTCATCATTAGCAGATGATTATTTTAAACTTGAAGGTTGTTATAATGGTGTACTTAATATTAAAGGAAGTTATAGAGAATATTTACAACGAACTGTTTATGGGGGTCAAACTATGACTGCTTTCAATAAACATTTTAATCTATTCGCTAAGAAAGAAAACTTAAATCAAAATAATATATTTTCATTAACAAAAGGTAAAGTAGAAACTATAAAAGGATTAGATTATGTTAAAGAATTAGAAGAGATTGAATTGCTTACTAAAGAAATCAAGATTACAAAAGATGAAGAATTAAAAGAAAAGATTAATAAGTTAACAAAGAAATTCCATTTCAAACATTATGGAAGATATATGTCAGATTATGATGCAGTATCTTGCTATCCATCAGCCATGAACTTCATGGATGGTTTCCCGATAGGTAATCCTTATCCTTTAGAGAAAAGTGAAATAGAAGAATTAAACTCATTACCATTTTGTAATGGTGAACATTATTTTAAAGAGATTAATGATTACATTTCTAAAATTAAAGGTCTAAGTGAGAATGTTCATTTCTATTTAAACATTAAATTCAAAGGAAAGTTTACTCACTCTCATTTTCCTTTATTCAAAGTTCCTTTATCAGAATTAGTGAGTAATGATATAAATAAGCAAGAGAAAAATAATAAGCAATGGGAGAATCAATTACCTAAAGAAGGAATGTATCTTGATAAGTATCATTTAGAAGCAATTATTAAAACTCATAATCCAGAAGATTATGAAATCATGTCAGGGATATATTTCCCACTAGGTTATAATAAAAAGATTAATGATGTGATCGGTAAATTAAAAGACATGAGAGATATGTATAAGAAACAAGACAATCCGGTTCAAGAGATTATTAAATTGCTAATGAATTCAGCTTATGGTAAAACACTTTTAAAAGAATCTACTTCTAAGATTACTTACTTTTATGGAACAGAAAATGAAATGATTGAAAAAGTTATTAAAAGTAATAGCAATGTGACAGTTAATGAATTAAACGATTCATTCACTAAAGGAAATTATATTTTCTCAAAGAAAGAGATTGACTTTGATCATATTAATAGAGCTCATGTAGGTTCTGCTATTCTAGGTTATTCTAAATTAATTATGAGTAAACCAAAGATTATTGCAGACATGATTTACAACGTTTTGTTGAAAATAAAGAATAAAGATATCTCTTCTTTATCTAACTTAACAAGAGAAGAACTTATAACTCATAAATATCTTGTTAATTACTTACAAAATCATAATGAAAAAGAGATAGATGATATTATTCTCACTTATACTGATACCGATTCTCTCATGGGAAGATATGAAAATGTTTTAATAATTATTGACTTGTATAAAATTATTTTTAATGAAGACTTAGATGGAAAAGACTTTGGACAGTTTCATATTGATTATGATATGAAAAATAGTAAGGGTGATAAGTTTGACTTCGTATTTGCTGCTGCTGCTATTTGGAATAATAAAAAAGAATATTGTTTGATCTTAGAAGGATTGAATAGAAACACTAACGAGATAGAATATGTTGAGAAGTATGCTTATAAAGGAATTAATCAGAATCGAATTAAGGATTATGCTGATCAAACCTTTCCTGATTCTAAATTCAAAATCTATGATCTTTTCAATTCAAACAAGATTCATCAAATAGATACGATTGGTGAAGATGGATTCAAGGTTCGTTATCTTAATAAAGGTTTACAATCAATCGTATTAAAAGATGAATTGAAAGACATGAATTTGAAAGTCTACAATAAAACCTATGAGAGATTCATTAAATAATTTTTACTATTTCATGAAATCTAAATGAGTAAAGATTCTTACATATATTCTAAAATTCTAAGACAAAGTTTAATCTTTATTTTAAATAATAAAATCTTTGAAGGAAAAGGAGTTATTAACAGAATTATAAATAAATTACCTTTTCAAATTCATTTACCAGGTCATAATTATACAGGACCTGGAACTAACTTATATCTTAATATGGAAAAGAATATAGCTCCAATTAATAAAGTAGATGAAGCTGCTTTTATTCATGATAATGAATATTCAATTAATAAGACAGATGAAGCTAGAAGGATTAGTGATGAGAAACTCATTGAGAAAGCTAGAGAGATATTCAATGATAAGAATTCTACTCTAAAGGAGAAAACAGAAGCTTTCGCTGTTGAACAATTATTAGAAGCTAAGAACTTCTTTGGTGGTCAACTAGCGGAGAATAAAGATCTTATCTCAATTACTAACAAGTTTAAGAAGTTCTTAATGAATGATAAGAATATTAAAAAGATTGTTTTACACAAGTCTTATAGAGATCAATTAACAGATCTTTCTAAGGAACGATTAATAATTTTAGGAAAGAAATATGATTTTAGTCTTATTGAAGATTAATTATCGTGAAACATTCTTACCTGAAAGAGTAATTGCTCCACCATTCATAATAGATGAAAACTTTTTCTTATCTTTAATTGATAACTTATTGAACTGAGTTATTACCTTGTCTAATTTACTAGGTTTCGAAGAAACTCCTTCTCCTTTAAAAGTTTTAACAAACTCATCAGCAGTTATCTGACTTACATTGATAGGAAGACCTTTATTAGAATGATCACTTATTATTTTATTTTGATTAATCTTCTGATTGAGTAATTCATTGTTTACTTTTTTATTTTGAATACAATCATAGATGTTCTTACCAATAGTAGAGACAGCTGCAGCTCCTGCAATTAAAGGAAGAATGAAACCACCTTGGAACTCTTTTGTTCTTATAATATATTCTCCGAGAACTCCTTGCGCGACTTGAGTTATTCCTTTATAATCAGAATCATTGACAGATATTGAATAGTTCTTATTTGGTCTAGAGAAAGCATTAGGAGTTACTCTAAGCTCATACTTCTCTTTATATTTTTTAATTTGAAGCGGAGTAAGATATAAATTGATCTTTTTAACCATTTAATTAGAGAATAATAAATAATTTTAAAAATGACTTCTAATATAGAATTAGATCTTGCTTTGGAACATGTTTTACCTATTATTGATTATGAGAAGAGTATTATGAAAAGTGATTTTAGATTTTTAGATAAAGATATTTATTGTCAAATAGTAAACATTGGAAATGAAATGGGAACTCATTGGATTTGTTATTATAAAGTTTTTAATTCAGTTTTTTATTATGATTCATTTGGTATTAAACCATTCAAAGATTTTATAAATCAGAGTAAGACTAGAGGGTTTGATGTTTACTATTATTTTAAAAGAGATCAGGAAATGAATGAAGTTAATTGCGGAGAAAGATGTGTATTAAAACTCAAACAATTAGATTCAATGATTAATTCTTCTTATCAGGAATGAAAGGCATTTTAAGCAAATGATTAAACCTTCCTGGTTTCATTTTAACTTCTTGTTTAACTTCTTGTTTAACTTCTTGTTTAACTTCTTGTTTAACTTTAAATTCTTGTTTAGATTGAACTTTAACTTCTTGATTTTTAATTTCAATCAATCTTTTTTGATGATTAGCAACTTGTTCTTCGGTATTCTTTCTAAATTCATAATCAAAATCAATAATCTTTATTCCTCCTTTGAAATAAGGTTGATAATTAACAGATAGCATAGATTGAATCTTTTCATCTTTCTCAAACAATACTCTTTCTTTTTTTACCATCTCACATGTTAGATTGGTGTATCCTGTCCAAAAGCGATTCGTAGTTATTATCACGACATTAGGGTCGTTAATCTTACGTAATAGGAAGTGTCGTTTCCTTAATTGCATTGTTTTATTTAAAAGGTATAAAATATAGTGTATATGAACTATATGAACTATATGAACTATACTAACTCTGAAAATTTATTTATATTAAATAATATAATGGATGCTCTTATGGATTCAATTAACTGTCCGCTCGACTTGGTTACAAGTCTGAGAAAGAATACTAAGAATAAAAAGTTTCATAAACTCATAGATGAACATGAAAATCGTTTCGAACATATTAAACGTCAGATTGTTGAAAAAGCTAATAATTCAAATATTAGTGAGGAATTTGTTAATAGACAACTTAAAAATATTCATAAGTTCGTTCATGTTCTCCTCGAAAGTGAATTGAAAACTATTATGAGTGAAGAGATTAATGAGGAATTCTCTCTTTCTCTTGATAAAATTGAAAGATTAAAGAAAGCTTTGAGTAGAGAGAGAGACAGAGTTAGAGAGTTAGAAGATCAGTTGAAACAAGCTAACCTTCTCGACGAAGAAGCTAAACGTAAACATAGAGAAGCTGTTGAAAATGAATATATGACTTTAATTCCTCTCACTCCAATGAGTTCTAATAGGAGTAGTAGTATCATTGATATGTTAACTAGACATGAAAAATTGTTAGAGAATTCTAGAAAATTAACTGAGACTCAAACAACTGTTTCTTATGAAATAACAAAGAAAGATATTGATTCAACTAAAAAAGATAAAAGGACTAAACCGACAATGAAAAAAAATGAAGTAGCAATAATAACTGTTAATAAACCAATTCAAAATATTACCTCGTCATAACTTGGTGGTAAGATTGGATACATATTATTTTTCTTTCCTGATTTAAAAATTTTTTTAATAAAACTTCTTGTTTCTTTAACGTCTTCTACTGGAGCTGATGGAATAGGAAGAGCTTCTTCATTTTTTATTTTAACATTACTTTCAACTTCTATTGAAGGAAAAAAGGAGTGAACTATCGTTCTACTTTCTAAGTAAGGAAACAAATTATTGTCAATAAAAGATTTTATAACAACCATTTATCTAGTTTCAAATCGAATTAAAAACTTTAAATAAAAATTAGAATCAGTAACAAAATTAATAGGATTATCAAACTCGTCTGTAATATTTATTTTAAATTCAACATTATCTTCATTCGTATAACTTGTTTCATAGAACTTAGGTTCCTTTACAATCTTTTTGTCTACTTTCCCAAAGTCTGACTCTAGATAGTAACTGAAAATAACTTTTGAATTTTTATTATAAGTATTGATATATTCACCTCCTAAGAGGTTATTACATTTCACTAAGACCATTCTACTGTTAGAATTTGTAAAGTGAGATGTAGACTCTACTATTTTTTGAGGATTTATAATATTCTCTGAGAAACATAAGAAGTTCTTTAAAGTATCAGGTATGATAATAGCATAATCTTTTAGATCGTTGATAAATGAGAATTTCAAAGTATTCTTATTAAAAATTAATTCTATCTTTTCTTTTACATTCGTAGCTATTCTTTCATGACTGATGTTAAGATTAAATTGTCTAATGAGTCTAATAAGATCACTAACTTCATAATAACCTTTATCGATCTTTAAAGTTAATTTTATATTTCCGCTTGATATTTTTTTAAGTTGAACTTCACAATCTTCTAAGATATTAAAAAAGTTATTATCTAACGCTATTTCAGCGATAGCTATTTCCTTAAGTTTACCATTTGTTTTTACTATGAAGGAAAACTCAGGAGAAGGATGTCTAACAACAAAAACTTGTTCTTTGATCATTATTTAAGTTTAATTAATTTACAATTTTAATTTTATTATTAAATGGATTACCAAATCATTAACGCTAAAGATATTGATAACTTGAATAAAGATGACTCGGAAGTTATCTTTGATTTCAATCCTTCGACTAACATTAACTTCTTTGAAGCAAGTCTTGTCTTGAATATTAGTTTAAAGATAGATTTTAAAGATATGGATGAGACCCAACAATTCAATTATAGAAATAAAATGGAAGGTAAGAATCCTTCATTCGATAAGTTCTTCATATACAAACTTTTTAAAACAATAGAATATAAGGAAAATAATGAAAGCAAATACTCAAATAAAAGGATTTATGATTATGTTAGAATGAAAAATATCTTTAACAATCCAAAGAATGACATTCATGGTTTTAATTACATTAAACTTGATAGTGAATTATCAGGACTTTATAAATTGCAATTCAATATTCCTTTAAAGTTCCTTTTCTCTGAATTTGAAGATCTCTTCTTTTATTCTAAAAATAGACATACACTTCATGTTGAATTGTCTGACAATAATGTGTTGAAATCTTTCATGTTCGATGATGAGTATCCTCTTACTTTAAAATCTAAGAGTATTTTGAGTCTCTATCTCAAAGTACCAATCAAATTCACTACACTTAACAATGAAATAGTTATGATTAAAAACCAAGAGTTTCGCAAATCGCAAATGGGTGAATTGAATATCTCTTCTGAGTTTCAAGAATCTACTATTAGCATAAGAGGTGATAAATCTAAACCTATTTCATTTCTTTTTATGTTGAAAGATAAGGATAATTGTATTGTTACTAGTAAAGAGTTGGCTAATATTCAATTAGATATTAATAACAAATTATATCCGCAATATGAAATGAAGTTGAATTATAATTATAATTATGATTATCTTTATGAAATGTATTGTAGATATATCGAATTCTATTATGGTAATTCAAGTAATTATTTGGTTAATCAATCATATAGCTATTACTCCTTTACTGAATTTCAGAAACATCCTATTATTTGTTTTATCTTACCTCAGCTAGAGGATGATAATAGTTATGAAATGAGTTTGAATATTAAATTTACTAATTCAAGTAAGAAAACTAAAAAGATTACCTATCTTTATTCTTTTATTGACAGAATTTAGATAATAAATGGAAAATTATATTGAAAGATATGCTGTTGAAACACCTTATCGTTATTTACATTATTTACCTAATACTTTTAGATGTTTGATTAATGGTCAGTCAGGAAGTGGTAAGACCAATCTCTTACTTAACATTCTTTCACAATTATTCGAATCTTATAAAAATAATAAATTAAAATTTAAATTAGAAATCTGTAGTAAGACTTTAAATCAACCGTTATATGAAGGATTTATAAAAGAAACTAAGAGTAATTATAAGGAGGATTGTTCTATCGAAACAAGTGATAGAGTAAGCCATTTTAATGAGGAATTCTATAAGAATCTTAATAAAGATATAAAACATGTAATAGTTATTGATGATATGGTTGGTCAATTAAATAAAGATGATAGGAAAGCTTTAATTCATTTATTTACCGCCAGCAGACCTAGGGGGATCTCCCTGTTCTTTCTCACTCAACGTTATACTCAGCTAGAAATTGTTTGTAGACAGCAAATTAATTACTTGATTACTTTTAAACAAGGATTTAATGATTTACGTACTATTTACAGTGAGCATTTAAATTTCATGGAAAATTTTTCTATTTTAGAAAATAAATTCAAGACTTCTATTAATTATTATTGTTTGTTTTGTGATTTAGAAAAAAGTGTAATAAAGGATTGTGTTGATATCTTCGAAGGTAGTAAGGAAATTAATTATTATTCAAACGTTAATGATTTGATAGAAAAAATGGTTATTATAGATGGTGAAATTAATGCTGGGAATGATAATGATGATATGATTAATGAGATTCGCAGTATAATTAACGAGTTAGTTAAAATGGATATTATTTCAGTTTAATTTATATGAGAACTAACTTCTCTTTAAGTTAAAAAAAAGATCAGAATATGATAAAAATATTAGACTGATACATCAAAGAGTTATCTTTTGTTTGATTAGCTCTAGAAATCATCATCTCTGCACCTCGGACGAAACCTGGTCAGCTCAGACCCTCTCTTTTTAT